TTTAAATCCAAGGTCCAAAGTTGTACCACAGTGGAATGAGAAGAGTTTTTACTCTTATCATGCTCCGCTTCCGTAAGCGTACAGTATTGCCGTACGCCATCGGTGTATTACCAGCCTGTTGAAGCCTACATGCCAGAAGACCGTCATGATAGGCAAATACGGACATAGGGGTTTCGACAAAGGATCTCGCGAGAAATCCTTCAATCTGATCCCGAGCTCTTTTAGGACAAGCTTCGTCGAAGTTTGACCAGAGAAAGCCGTCGCCAAAACCGGCCGAGCCACGAAGACGTAGCTCGGTCGGAATCAAGGCAACTGTCCTATCGTACGCCGTAATAAATCGTCGATCGCACCCTGCGAAGAGTGCGAACCGATGGCTTAGATAGCGTATAGAATTCGCCAGCCTGAATAAACGAGCTGGCGAAACAGGTTTCTTCTTTAAGAAGATAGGTTTTACATCGACACCATTGAAGAAGTAAGAACCGCAACTCTCACGAAAGTAAGAGGTGTTGAACGACTTTTTCGCGTTGACCTGAAATCCATAAAAAGATAACAGAGAGCAACAGGGGTCGAAAGCAGCTGATGGCATCGTCAAGTCGTCTCCAAAAATGGAGACGCAATCAGTGTCGTTTGCATATTTACTAGCACAAACGAGACCGATAGCGACGAAGATTAAACTTTCAAGTTCGAAAGTAAATCCGTTCCCCATAGAAGAGAATTTCTCTAACTTATGGGTAGCGCCATCAACAATGGAGCTATGTGTCCTACAAACATCCAGTAGCGAGAACCAATCGGGAGGTAGAAGTTGCCTTACCACCTCTCGAGCGATAGTATCGCTAGCAGATGACATATCAATGGTAGATACGCCTGAGCGTAGACTGCCGAGATATGCTTGACGCTGATTTTTTAAATCGGAGTCAAGATTGTAGCCACAAACCTGCAGACGCCGACGGATCATGCGGCCAATAGCTTTTTGAAACCAGAGATTAATCCCTGGCTCAAT